CGAGAGCAATCCTGGGATTGCCCCCTTATCCAATTGTTCGTTGTCTTGACCATCAAGAATCAGAATTGCTTTACGTATACTATTATATAGATCTTTGTCTTGACAGAACTTTTCAGTTTCATCAATCAAAAATTCCATATTGGTATCAACGTCAATTGACATACTATCAACTAACTGGTGAACACCTTGATACGTATCTTCGTTCAGATCCTTGCGTTTATCAACAGCAATCTTTAAAGCTTCAAGTGAAGGCGGCTCCTTGTACTTTTCCATGTACTCGGAAGCCGTTTCAAATACTTTACGAAGTACGGTGTCATCGAAGTAATCTTCTTTTAAATATGGAAATACCTTACGGCAATAGTCCTCATTCAGTATCAGATTCGATAAGATCGTCTTCTCGAGCATTGTTTCCCTCCACATTTTGCAGCTTGTATTTACGTTCTACATATTTACCAAACGATTCGTTTTGACATAATTCTTTGAAGAAATCATCATCATCTTCAATATCCTTACCTCTACGTTTCGGTTCAATAATTTCTCCAGTACTCAGATCAGTTAGATTATACCAACCTTGAGTAGCTTTTTGGATATGACCAGATTCAATCGCAAGATCCATTAAGGAACTCCACTTTTGAATACCTGAATCATATAATACCTTAAATGGTAGCTTTGCTTTTTCTTTTACATATCTTGACTTTTCGATATTGATAGTAAACTTCCAACCTGCGAGGTCGGTACCATCTTTCTCTTGAGCCTTTGAAATAATAAAGATCTGATTCGCAGAATAGTAAATACCAGTACCACCAGAAATAATATTCTTTGGAAACAATCCAATTTCTTTATATGTATGGTTGACTGCGATACAAGGAATATCCTTGGTCGTCAATCTTGGTGTTATAATTCTGAACAATGATTTAAGAGCTTTTGCTCTCGACATATCAGCAACTGACTTTTCGTTTAATGCATCCTCAACTTCTTTCTTCGAAGCAAGGTTACCGATTGAGTCAATCATTACCATTACATTGTCACCTTTAGCAACTTCATCTAAACGACCAACGATGTCAAACTTTAATTGTTCAACATCTTCAATCGGAATATGAAGTACTCTACTGGTATCAATATCAAAAGATTCCAAATATTCTGGTGTAATACCATATTCAGAATCGTATAACAAAGCAATACCTTTTGGGTACTTTTTCAAATAAGCCTTCATACAGTATAAGCCGAGTAAAGTTTTGAAACTTTTAGATTCTCCTGCTACAACTGTTAGACCTGGGATAAGACCACCTTTCAACGAACCACTGAATGCAATATTTACAATTGGTAGTTCTGTTTGAATAGGATCCTTATCTTTAAAGAAAGCGGAATCATTCAGAGCAGCTGCCTGCTTTACTGATCCTGCCTTCAACATTTTATCGAGTAAACTCATATTTTATTCTCCACTTAGAATTTGATGTAACTTATCAGCAAACGCATCAAGTTTCTCATATCGGTTTGGCCAATATATGTAATCCTTTTCTGGGTTTGCTTTTAAGTTATTCAATAGCGGTACAACCGCATCATATAATAATTGTGCCTTAGCTGCGCTCGATTCAGCAGAAGCTGCAGTTGTAGTAACTGCTTCCTTTGCTTGTTGAACGACTTCAAGCTCATCGGCGTCAACAGCTGTAAAACCAAAATCAAAATCGAGAATGGTTGTTTCTTTTTCAATAGACATAATGCCCTCCTAAAAAGTGGGGACCCGAAGATCCCCGACAGTTGTTTAACTACGTGCCAATTCCTTAAAAATACTAAGGTCATCATCATCATCACTAGCGGACGATCCTACTGATGGTTCGGCAGTTGCCATAACCGGTTCAGAAGTATCATTTGACATTCCGGATAAATCCAGTTCGTCAGCTGTTTCAACAACCGGTGCCGAAGCAGTCGGTTCATCATTTTGTAGATCAAGTACACGATACATTTTAGTTTTTAGTTCTGCGTAAGATTTGAAATTACTTTCAGATACTAATTCCTGTAGAGAATGTTGTTCTCCCCAAATTCTTTCCAATGCTTCATCATCTTCAGACAATGGAGACGCAGGATCGAATTCAGATTTATCGTAGTTCGGATAACCTTCGAACTGTCTGATCTTTAGACGAAAGTTTGCACCTTCCCATAGATCAAACGGATTGGTTGGTTCTTCATCTTCAAAAGTTGGATTCATTAAATCGTTCAACTTATCAAAGATCTTTTTACCGAACTGATACATGAATACTTTACCTTCATTCTCAGGATTAGCGCCATCTTTTACAACATAGATGTTAGCAGTATACTTCAGCCTACGCTTCTGTTTACGTGCTTGTTCTTTGTCGGATTCGACACCACTGTTCCAAAGCTTAGAGTTAAACTCAGAGATTGGATCATCCTGGTTCAGAGTGGTTAGAGAGTTTTCGATATACCATAGACCTGTTGGTCCTTGGAATCCATGATCCCAAATTCTTACAAAGGGCATCTCTTCACCTTTCGAGGCTGGTAGGAATCGAATGACTGCGAAGCCATTTCCTGCCTTATCTCGTGTAGGTTTCCAGAATTTCCCTGCGTTGGGGTCTTGGTATGATTTTGAAGAAATCTTTTCGAGTTGTGAATTCAACTTGTCGAGAGTCTTCGTACGGTTCTTCTTGAGTGAAGAAAAGTCTGTTAGTGCCATAATTAGTTCTCCTGTTATATAGCGTTATATTGCGTAGTATTTAAATACCGAAATGATTCTTGATTAACTCTTGAAATCGTTTCGGTTCAAAATCGAGAAAGGGTTTATACTTTCGCGATTTGTTTATTATATCAAAAGATACGTGTTTGTCAACTACTTTTTCACTCCAGTACGAAAATATATTCGCTTGATGAGAAAGAATAGTAAATGTTTCCAAACTAATCTTCTTTTGTAACAACAATGTCATTACCAAAGGATGTTGTCCATCTATTGATATAAAGTTTCGCTTGTATTCATCATTAAGATGAGCAAGCTCGGATTTGAAGATATAACCTAATGATTCTATCCTCTTCCTCCAATTCGTGTATCTGGCTTCTCCTTCACTGTCAAGTAGATCTCGAACCCAGATGTTTTTATTTATTAAAAGATTACTCAAAATTAGACCTTGTGGGTCATCTTTTTTCGCCAATTTTGCGAACGAATAAGCGTCGTTCCTTGACATAAAGGTATCAATATTTGCTCGTACCTTTCCATTGTATTTGAAGTAATCGTAATTATCCGTCGTAAAATGTTTCTTTAGTGCCAAAAATTTAACATACGTGTTAAACGAATCATCACTTACTAAAGTCTGTGATATCTTGTTCATCTTCTCTTTTCACCATTCTCAAGTCAACTGCTTCAGTCCGTATCTTTTCCTTCAATACAGAACTCTTCTTTACAATTTGTGCAATCGTTTCAATTTCAATTCCATTCTTATCAGCAAAATGGCATAGAGCATCGATGTACGGTACTCCTTTTGAAATATGTCTAGATATTTCGTGGTGGATTCTATCGGGCGTTAAAGCTACAACGGACATATCAGTGTTTTCCTTGATTTCTTTTTTTGTCATGTATACCTTGTATTATATACTAGTTAACTGCGTATGTCAATAGTTATTTTTGTTTTGTGTAAATAAATCCGCTCAACTCAAAGGTTTCCCTTTTATTGTTGAACAGATCTATTATAACAAGTTTTTAGTCAGATGTCAATCTATTTATTAAGAATATGATGACATTACAATGATGAAGAACGGTAGGGCGATGGGGAATGTAATCAGCGACAGGGCTTTTGTGATCTCACAAAATTTGCATACTTTTTCATTATCTTTTAATCTTTCGTAACCAGCAATCAATGCATAAGTGGTCATTTCTCTCCTTCTTGGAATTATACGTATAGTTTTAAATTATGTTACCACCGGTAACAGCAATTATATATACAAAGTTGAAGAGAAATTCACTATAAATTTATATTATATTTAGTAATAGATTATATTACATTTCGTTATAGGTTACACTTCCCTAAAGAGCACGTTTTCTACGTATTGATTCTTGGTTTCCTCAGGTATTCCCATTGCCAAAATTGAACTATGCAGCATTCGATTAAGCTTCTGATTTGCACAATACTTATTTTGTCTTTCGAGAGTATTAATCCATTTCTTAGTGTATTGAGGATTGCCCATTTCCATTGTATAGAACCTCGATAGTTCCAAAGCCATGTTAACGAGTTGCTCTGTTTCT